CCGCCGCCCTGCTGCCCGCACCCCTGCCAGACCTACCGACAACGCCAGCCGCCAGCCCGCCAGCACCCCGCCGCCAGCCCAACGCCAGAGGGGTCAGATTCTCCACCTAACGGGATATGGCTTTAGGCTTAGGGCTTAGACCTAGAGGGCTAGAACTCGCCTTATCTATCCCCCTGCCCCCTTCCTTCTCCGGCTCGGCCTCGGCCCTCTCCGGCACCGCGGCCGCCCCGATGAGGAAGGTACTGCCCCCCGGGGGCGGGGCGAATGCGGGTTCCGAAGCCCCAAAAGTTTTCTAGGTGTCAATTTTTTTGAAGGGCTTCCCCCCTCCGGCCCGAAAAATAAGGGGGCGGGTCAAAAATTTCAGGGATTTGGGCACCATGGCGGTGGCGGCACCGGGATGGTGCATACCATATTGGTGAAACCAACAAAATGGTGGCTGCTTACAATTTGTAAGCGGCTGATGATTTTGTTGAGGGCAACAAAATCGGGTGGAACCATCTTGCCGGGGGCGGCAAAATGGGAGCTGTTCACAGAATATTTACAAATGACCCCCTAAAACCAGCCATTTGTGGAAAAAGATGAGACACTATGAGACGTTTTTGGTGGTATAATTGGTACAGTGGATTTATGAAAGAAGCCCCACGGTGGAAGTACCGAGGGGCTTTTCTCATATCCGGGTGTGCCGCAGGACCGGCGGCACCACATAGATGCTCTGTCAGACTTTTTGCCTGGCAGGGCATTTTTTATTGCTCGAAAACGGAGGGGTCATAAATGGCAAGGCGAAGCGATGAGCGAGAGTCCGCCCGCGCTGAGTACATGGCCCGGAAGAAAAAGGGCGGCGAAGTCAATCTCCGGCAGCTGGCGGATGATCTGCAACTAAAGTACGATACTGTCCGGCGGTGGAAGTCGAAAGACGGGTGGGATACTCCCACCGGCAGGAAGCCCGGCGGACAGCCGGGAAACCAGAACGCCGCGGGCAACTCCGGCGGCGGGGCACCGGCGGGCAACCTGAACGCCGAGAAGGACGGTGCCTATTCCCGAATCTTCTTTGATAAGCTCACCCCGGCGGAACAGGGAGCATTTGACGATGCGCCCCGGAACGGCGTGGAAGCCCTGCAGCATGAGATGGGTCTTCTCAAACTGCGGGAGCTGAAGATTCTGGAAAAGATCAAAGAGTACGAGGACATGGACCCGGACACGCTGATAACATCCAGCGTGCTGGATATGCGTGTTCCGGGCAAGGTCGGCAAGACGGGCAAAAAGGAAGACGGCAAGGTGCAGACCGTGGGAATGTACAGCCGTGATACTCCCTTTGCCCGCATTCTGAAATTGCAGGATGCCTTGTACAAGACCCAGGGGCGCATTGCTGCTGTTGCGGGTGCGCTGCGGGCGGCGGAGGAATCCGACCGCCGCATGGAACTGGAAAAGCAGCGGTTGGAGCTGCTGCGGATCAGAGCAACGGGCGAAGTGCCGGAGGACGGTGACAGAGATGGCCTTGTTCACGACTAAGGGAATCGCGGATTGCCTGAACCTGACGGAACGCCGGGTGCGGGAACTGCGGGATGAAGGAGTGCTGACCGAGGAACGCCCGGGCATTTTCAACCTGAAAACAGTGGTGCGGCAGTACGTCGCCTACAAGACCGGCGGCACCAAGGATGACCAATCCCGGTTGGCCGCTGCCCGGGCGGACCGGGAGGAAACCCGGGGCAAGATCGAGAAGATGAAGATGGAGGAAGCCAAGGGAAACCTCCACCGCACGGAGGACATCGAGAACGGCTTGAAGACCGCCTTTGCAAATTTCAAGGACAGGCTGGAAGCCATCCCGACAAAGTATGCGGACACCATGGCCCAGCTGACCGACCCGGCGGATGCCAGCGACATCCTGCGCAAGGCCATCCAAGAGGCACTGGTGGAACTATCTGATCCCGATATTGCCCTGCAAGCACCCGAGGGGGAGGCTGCCGAAGATGAGCAGGAAGAATAAATGCCGGGGCTGCGTATGGGGCACCCGGCTGAACGAGATCACGGCGTTCTGCCCGTTCCGGCAGTGCGTCAAAAAGGGAGGCGGCGGCAATGGCGATGATCCACATGGAACCGCAGACGCTGCAGCTGTTCGAGCGGGTCCTGGGAACGCTGAAACCGCCCCCGAACCTGACACTGAGCCAGTGGGCGGATAAATACCGCCGCCTGTCCGCCGAAGCGTCTTCGGCAAAAGGCCAGTGGAACACCGACAACGCCCCCTTTCAGAGGGAAATCATGGACGCAATCGGCGATGTCCATATCCGCAAGGTGGTGGCGATGATGTGCGCCCAGGCCGGGAAAACGGAGGGGCTGATCCTCAACACCGTCGGCTTCTACATGAGTTACTACCCGGCTCCCATTATGATCGTGCAGCCCACCGTGAACCTGGGCGAGAGCTTTTCAAAAGACCGTCTGGCAACCATGATCCGGGATACGCCGATTCTCCGGGGGCTGGTGGACAACAAAAGCCGCTACTCCGGCAACACTATCACCAAGAAAAATTTCCCCGGCGGACAGCTGACGATCATCGGCGCAAACTCGCCGACCGATCTCCGTGGCCGCCCCATCAAGGTGCTGCTGGCGGACGAGGTGGATGCCTACAAAGCCAGTGCTGGCAAAGAGGGCGACCCGATCATGCTGGCCGAGGAACGCCAGACCACCTACTGGGATCACAAAACGGTGCTGGTTTCCACCCCGACCACCAAAGCCAGCAGCCGTATCCTGGACGAGTTCAACGCTTCCACACAAGAGGAATGGAACATCCCTTGCCCAAACTGCGGCAAGTACCAGCCTTTTGTGTGGGATGGGATGGTGTTCGACAAGGAGAAGTGGCCGAAGGGCGGCGTACAATACCGCTGCGCTGAATGTGGGTGCCTGGATAATGAGTTCAGGTGGAAGAAAAACAGCATCCACGGCAAGTGGGTGGCGGCACACCCTGAACGGAAAGTCCGGGGCTTCCACATGAACAAAATGGGGTCAACGCTCTGCGGCTGGAATGAGATCGTCGAGAAATTCATTGCGGCTGATCTGGACGCTTCCCGGGGCGACTACGAGAAGATGCAGGTCTTCGTGAACACGAACCTGGGTTTGCCGTGGGAGGAACCGGGCGAAACGGTAGAAACCACCGCCCTGATCGACCGCCGCGAGTTCTACGAGGCCGAGGTGCCCGACGGCGTTCTCTACCTGACCTGCGGTATTGACACCCAAGATAACCGTTTCGAGGCGGAAGTTGTGGGCTGGGGCATCGGCAAGGAAAGCTGGGGCATTCGTTACCAGCGCATTTACGGCGACCTGAAACGGGGCCAGGTATGGGCTGACCTTGACGCTTTTCTTTCCACCACATGGAAGAAGCGGGATGGCACAGAGCTTTCCATTCGTGCGGCCTGCATGGACAGCGGCGGACATTTCCCGGATCAGGTCATCAGATTTTGCAAAGAGCGGGAAGACCGCCACATTTGGGCAATCAAAGGCCGTGGCGGTATGGATGTACCCTACATCCGAAACCCGACCAAGAATAACCGCGTCGGCGGTGAGCTTTTTGTGCTGGGCGTTGACACCGGCAAAAATGCCGTGCTTGCCCGGTTGAAAGTGCTTATCAAGGGTCCGAACTACTGTCACTTCCCGGCGGGGCAGGACGCAGGCTATGACGAGAATTATTTTAAGATGCTGACGGCAGAGCATAAAGTGACCCGCTGGAAGGGCGGGCGCAAGGTGGAACGGTGGGAGCTGAAAGACCCGGCGCAGAAGCGCAATGAGGCTTTTGACATCAGAAACTATGCCACCGCCGCGCTGGAAATCAGCAATCCCCCCGGCCTGGAAATCCCGGGCGAGGATGCACCGCGCCCGGCAAAGCCGCAGCACCAGTACCGCAGAAGAAGATCGGGAGGAATTTAACCGATGTCGATCATATCAAAAGAAATCGCAAAGCAGCATTTGGAGATGTGGCTCAAGGCGGAGGAAGCAGTTTCTACCGGCCAGAGCTACCAGATCGAGCAGATGCAGCTTACCCGCGCCAGCCTGAAACAAATCCGGGAAAGCATTTCCTTTTGGGAGGGCAAGGTGGCAGAAGCCGAGCGGGAGGAACAGGGGCGGGGCAGAAACCGTATCTACCATTTCGCCCCGCATGATGTGTAAGGACGGTGGGAACCATGGTAAATATTCTGGATAAGGCAATCGCGGCGGTTTCCCCCATTGCGGGCTATCGACGCGCCACGGCCAGAGCAGCCCTGTCCATCCTGAACAACGGCACGGGCTATGGAAACTATGGCGCATCCCATACGTCCAGAGCCATGCGCAGCTGGCACGTCGGCGGCGGATCGTCAAAAGAGGACATCGAGGACAACCTTGATACCCTGCGCAAGCGGAGCCGGGATGCTTACATGGGTATCCCTCTGGCGGCTGGCGCATTGAAGACTTTGCGCACCAACGTAGTGGGGTCTGGTCTTGTGCCAACGCCGCAGGTCGATGCAGATTATCTGCATCTGACCGAAGAACAGGCAGACCAGCTGCAAGCGCAGATCACCCGGGAATTTAATCTCTGGGCAGACAGCACGGCTTGCGATGCAAGCGGCATGGACAATTTCTGGCGGATGCAGACATTGGCGTTCACCAGTTTTCTGATGAACGGTGACGCTTTTGCCGCAGTCCAGTACAGAGAACGCCCGAACTGGCCGTATGCTTTGCAGCTGCGCTTGATCGAAGCGGACCAGGTGTGCAGCCCTGGGCGTTCGGACCGACTGGCACCCTGCAAGGTGGGCGGCGAAGATGTGTTCCAGATCGTACAGGGCGTGGAAACAAATGCGGCCGGAGAAATAATCGCTTACTGGGTCGCCAATCGGCACCCGCTGGAATATGACAACCCGGTGCCGCTGGCATGGAACCGAGTAGAAGCCCACGACCCGGCAACTGGCGCACCGAACATCCTGTGCATCACGCAGAGAGAACGCGCCGGGCAGCGGCGGGGCGTTCCGATCCTTGCCCCGGTATTGCCCACTCTGAAACAGATGGGGCGGTACACGGAAGCGGAACTGGCGGCGGCCATTGTTTCGTCGTCTGCAACGCTGTTCATCCAGCGAGATGCAGAAACGAACCAGGCACCGTTTGGCGAAGAACCGCAGGATAAAGCTGCTGATCCGAATACCCCTCCCGATGAACTGGCAATCAACCTTGGCCCAGCGGCGGTGTTTGATCTCGCCCCGGGCGAAAAGGCGAACCTGATCGACCCGAAGCACCCGACCACGACATACGACGGCTTTATGTCGGCAATGTCGAATCAGGTTGCAACGGGAATCGAAGTGCCAAGTGAAGTGCTGTACAAGAAATTTAGCTCCAACTATTCTGCATCCAGAGGCTCCCTCAATGAATTTTGGAGGACGTGCGGGGTGATGCGGGATAGCTTTGCAGACGATTTCTGCCAACCGACTTACGAGAAGTGGTTTGCCGAGGCGGTAGCCCGTGGGCGTATCAATGCCCCGGGCTTTTTTGATGACCCGGCCATTGCAAAAGCCTATACGGGCTGCATCTGGAACGGACCTGCTCGGACGAACCTTGACGCCAAGAAGGAAATCGAGGCGGCGATCCTGCGCATGGACAAGGGCATCAGCACTGCCGAGCAGGAAACTGCGCAGATGACCGGCGGAAGCTGGCGGGCAAATATGCGCCAGCGCAAGTCCGAAATGGAGAAAATAAAGGAGGTAGGGTGCGATGGGCAAACCCGGTTCCAAGACGACCCCGAAGACGACAAATAACAAGTTCTGGAAGTTCTGCAATCTGGCTGACAGCCAGAAAGCGGAGCTTTTTCTTTACGGCGATATTTCTGAAACGAGCTGGTGGGGTGATGAAGTTACCCCGAAACAGTTTGCGGACGATCTCGCCGCTCTGGGCGATGTGACCGAAATCACCGTGTACATCAACTCCGGCGGAGGTGATGTTTTTGCAGCTCAGGCCATTGGCAATCAGTTGGCCCGCAATGCTGCCACTGTGACCGCCCACATCGACGGCCTGTGCGCCAGTGCCGCCACCATCGTTGCCTGCCACGCCGACAAGGTGGTGGCAGCAGCGGACAGCACCTACATGGTCCACCCGGTGAGTATGGGGCTGTGCGGGTATCTGACGGCGGACG